CCGTTGAACATTCCCGCAAACGCACGCCCTACGCCGCCCGCTGCGGTTCCAATGCCGCCGAAATATCCCATTACACTCTTTGCAACATTTTTCAGTGTGCCGGAAAAGCCTATTGAATTTGTGCTTGCAAGATCAAAAACCGTTTTCAAGAGCTTAAACCCTTTTTGAACGGTCAGTCTTGCGCCGTTTAATTCCAAGAATGCCAGCTTTCCGGTTAGTGCCGCCGCCTTGAACGCTAATAGTCCGGCAGTTATTTTTACGATCTGCTGTATCAATTCCGGGTTTTCGTTGATAAATGCTGTCAGTTTTTCTATGAATGAAGTTATTCCTTGTGTCCCGGCCCGGAACGTTGGTAATAGAGCCTCCCCAATCGCGATTTGCAGTCCATCAAGTGCGGACTGCATCAGGATTATATCGCCCTCCAAATTGTCCATCTTGATTGCTGCCATCCGCTTTGCTGCCCCTTCTGAACCGTAAATGCTTTCTGTCAGCTTTTGGAAATCTTCATCTGTCGCATTAACGATAGATAACATTCCTGCCATTGCATTTTTCCCGAAAATTGTTGACGCGGCTTCAATCTGTTGGACCTTTGAAAGCCCTTCCGTTGTTTTTGCAAGTTCAGCTATGATTTCCTCATTTTCCAGCATATTTCCTTCAGCGTCTACTAACGAAACGTCAACAGCTCCGATGGATGATCTCAAGTTTTTCATAACATCAAGCAAACTCTTTGTACTCCCTTGTTCGTCTGTCATCGAAATTCCCAGAGAATCCATTGCGGATTTTACAGCAGCAGTCGGCGCGGCCATCCTCGTTAGGGCGGTTTTCAAAGATGTTCCGGCTTGTGTGCCTTTAATTCCCGAATTCGCCATAGCTCCCAGCGCAATTGTCAAATCCTCTGCCCCGTAACCGAGTGTTCCTGCCGTTGACGCGGCATACTTAAACGCTTCCCCGAGACCGCTTATATTTGTGTTGGAGTTTGTTGCTGTTGCCGCAAGTATATCAACAAATTCATTTGTATAGCCCGCATCCTTTCCTATTGCGGTTAATGCGTCTGTCACAATATCAGAAACAAGCGCCAATTCCTCGCCAGAAGCAGAAGCAAGGTCCATAATGCCCGGTAATCCGTCCATCATTTGCCCTGCTTTCCATCCTGCCATACCCATATATTCAAGAGCTTTCCCGGATTCTGCGGCGGTAAACTGCGTTGTTGCACCCATTTTCTTTGCTTGTGCGGCTAATATGTTCATTGCTGTTTCTGTTGAATTTGCCCCTTCTTTGTAAGAAAGTCCCAATTCGTCAGCCCGCTTTGCCAGCTCTGGAATATCTGAATCCGCCACATTCCCGACGATTGCTTCGACTGTTGACATTTGCGATTCAAATTCCGCCGCCTTTTTCACCGGCCCGGCATATATCGCCGCGCCCAACGCCGCCGCTGTTCCGATGACCCCGCCCAACTGCGCCTTTGTCTGTGAAATTGATTCCTTGTTTTTCTGAATCGCTGAATTCAGCCGCGCCAAGTCCTCTTGATTGCTTTTCAGGCGGTCATAGCTTCTTGACAGTCTTTCGTTTTCTTCTGTCAACCGCGCCGTGTCAACGCCCGCGTCTGACAGTTCATCACCCATTGTTCGCAAGCGTGCTTCCTGTGCCTCGATTCTTGCGGTGGTTTCGGCAATCTGCTTTTCGTTCCGCTCCATCGCCGCACGCAACTTTTCCGACGGTTGTTCCGTCTGGCTGATTTCCTGCTGTAGACGGTCATGTTCTGCGGTCAATTTATCAAGTTTTTGCCGGTTCGATTCAACGGCGGCTTCCTGCTTTTTATACGCATCTATCTTCCCAGTGACGGAATTCAACTTTTGCATACTGTTTTGCAGCTGCTTTGTTGTGTTGACCGCGCTTTTGAATGCGGCGTTAAAGTTACCGCCTAAAGACGCTTGCAGTCGAAACAGCAATTCGTACTCTTTTCTGGAACCCGCCAAATGCTCACCCCCCCACCAATTGGGTATAAGAGACAGAACCGCCCCGTGCCGGGCGGTTCCGTCTCATTTAGATTGCTTTATTCGTCTAAAACGCTGTGCTGAAAATATTCGTCCGCTATATCTGGCAAGTTTTCCCAAACAAAGCGTTCAAAATTGATCTTGTCCAAAGTTTCTTTTGACATTGTAATAACCATTACCGTATCTTCAAAGGGATTCCCGTAAGCGTCGATTAGCGGTAGAGAAAATGTGATTATGATTTCTGCAATGTCTTCACGTGGCTGTAATGCTTCGAGAATAGCATTTGCGTCCATCCACATTCCTTTTTTGGTCATGTTCGTTGTCAGGTTTTCACTTCCAGCTAAATAGATTTCTACACGCTTTTCGTTTGGGCTTTCCTCTGATGCTGTATCGACAATCTTAACGTCTTCCTTTTCCGCATGTGCCTTATCAATCGCCGCGTCGATTAGCTCTTCCAATGTAGCTGGTGCTTCCGGTACGTCCGGTTCTGTCGTTTCCGGCTCTTCCTGCTCTGGTTCCGGGTTCGGATATAACTCTTTCCCGCTCTTTTCTACCCGATCAACAACGCCGTTCGTGTAATATACATCAAACTTGTTCCAACCGCTGGAAATAACGCAATGCCCTTCATCCTCTTTACTGCTGGTTACCTCGAAAATCCGGCTATCCATTCCGCAAGATACCAAGACAAGAAAAACCTCATCGGCCTGTTCTGGCGTAATCCGCATATCCGTACGGAGTTTTGTTACGGAATCGTTGTAAAACGTATACTGTTCGGACAATTCCGCTGATTTTGGCGTGTTTGTATCCACGCACGCCACAATTGATAGAGCGATAGCAACCGCAAGCACGAAAAAAAGAAGCCGTTTCATATCGAAACCTCCGTTCTGTGTGTTAAAGATAAGAATTCTTATCTTTAACACATTATAGCTTTCGCCTTCACCAAAGTCAAGCAGCTATTTTTTTCTGTTCCGCTTGCGTTCCCGTTCAATGGCGTTCACGTCCGCAATCCAGGCGACGAACTCCGAAAGCGTCATGTCCATCCAAAAAGAGACGTGATCTAAGCCCGCTTGCGCCATCTTGATCGCTTCGCGCCGCCACCATCTTGCAGGGCTTTGTTTTATAAGCCCGTATCCAGCAAAAAACGCCGTGCCGCCCCGACAATTGCGTTAAAGTCCTTCATCGGCATAGCCTCCAGCACGTCGCTTCCGATTCCCGCGGCCCGCGCCGCCATCTTGGAGCGGAAGCTGCTGGAAATTTCCGCCGCAAGCGCATATTCGTTCTGATCCTGCATCTCATTTTCGATTGCCACCATGTCGCGGCCTGTCAGCCGCTCGAAATTAAAAGTCAGTTCGGTATATGTAACGCCCTCATACTCGAACGGCTTTTTGAACCTGTGCGTATAAACGCCTGTATCGTCCTTTTCCTGGGCTTTCCCCGCCGCCTGTTCTGTCCCATCCGCTGCGGCTTCCGCCGTAGGCGGTCCAGGAATCCTGTAAGGGGCCGTCTGTGCCGGTTCCGCATTTTCCGCCGAATCCATTCCGTACTCAATACCCATTTTCGTTGTGTCACTCATTGTCGTTTCCTCCAAATTTAATTTTGATATTCAGGAACAAATCACAGAAATCCCCCGGCGGGTTCATTCCCGCCGGGGGTCTGGCTTTACTTGCCCAACGCCTTGCGCACGTCTGCAAGATAGTCAGTGCCGTTCACAAAGTAAATGAAGTTCAGAATGTCAATTTCCAGCTTCTTTACTCCGTTGATGTAGGTCGCAAAATACGTCACGACATATTCGCCGGACGCATCCACGGGGGACGCGGGGGCAAGTTTGCCGGGAACAAACTTTTTCGGCGTTACCAGCGCAATGTGTTTCACGGCCTGCTGATAGAATTTGCCCACCGCATTGTCCCAATACTGCTGGGACGCCCGCAAGTCCAGTTGATGAACTTCCGGCGTTGTAAGGGCGATAGCTTCCGGTGTAACCGATCTGAAATTCAGGGTCAGTGTCATTGCTTCCACATGTCCCACGAAAACGCCGTCAAAGTTACCGGAAATTCCCGCACCCTTGATTTCTTCCGTGATTGCCGAAATTTCCGGCAAAGTCACTTCCGCCATGCCGTAATATTCCGTTGCGTTCTCATACACGGCAAAGTTATTCGTTCCGTTGTCAACTCTCACGCTGCGCCCCCCCTTTACGCCGTCAACGCCGCGGACACATAGCCCACGTCATACTCCAGCACGAATTCACCTTCACGCATCGGGCTGGGCGGGGTCAGGAACACATGGAACGTCGCCTTTCCCGCCATCAGGTCCGTAACGGGGTTCTCTTCCTCCAAGAACTCGACGCGCCCGCCCAGCAATTTCTCTTCCGATGTAAGGCCGTTCAACCAGATATTCACAGAGGCAATGATGGAATCAATCAGCCGCCGCGTCATTTTCTTGTCCACCTTGCTCCAATAGGTCAGAATCAGGGAATTAGCAACCCAGCCGAACATGCGGGAAACGCAAATGAAATAATTCTTCACGTCCGTGTCAGCCGGGAAACATGCGGTTTCATCGCCCCAAAGGACATAACCGCCAATGAAGTTCAAAGCGGTAACAATGCCGTTGCTGTTCAGATAGTTCGCCTGCTGAAGATCAAGCAGAACCACCGTACCGTCGGCAAGAACCGCGCTGTCGATCTGCAAGAGCTTGTTCGACGGGCTTTCCGCCGGACAACCTCCGTTGTCCGAATCGGTCAACCCCATACGGCCCGCCGCCTGTACAGAGGCATGAAAAACCCGCTCCCCAAGTTTGAAGAGCGGCCAGCAAAGAATCTGGTATTTGGAATTGATATTTTTTGCTTTTTTCCAGGCGGTAGCATCCGCATAGTGCCGGACATCGTTCGTGTCAATGTCGCAAACCGCTTTCCCCTCGAACACGCCGTTGATCGACGTTGCCTTTGCCGTCATGATCGCGGCAACCTCCGAATCGTGGGACCAGCCGGGCGCAAGAATCAGGTCAGCGACGATGTTGTATTTCGGGAAAACGGAATCCATCAGCTCCAGGCCGGAATTCGTCTTTGTGTTCGGGTCAAAGCCGCCGATGATATCTTTCTTTGTCACCGCAGACGGGTCTACCGCCGTATAGGAAACCGTCAGTTCGGTTACGTCTGCCGGAATCGCGCCGTCCTCCAGCATTTCGATCACCAGATTTTCCCCGTCATACAGTGTGTCGTAATCCTTCCCAGCAGTGTAATTTTCTGGGTCCCCGTCTCCGGCATCCGGATTCTTCACCTTCACCGTGCTTTCAATCGCTTCAAGCGGAAGATAAACCTTGCCGTCAGTAACCGCGCATTTCTCTTCCTGCACAGTCTTTTTGTGCTTTTGGGGGTCCAGCACATTGACAAGGATTACCGGCGCAACGCCGTAAAGCTGGAACTGCGAATAGATCATTTCGCAGAGCGGGTATTTCTCCCAATCGTCGGAGAATCCGAACGCCGTTACCGCTTCCTGATAGGTCATGCACATGACCGGTTCATTCACCGTCCCGCCGACGGTATGAACCGGCGCGGCTCCGACGACAAAAGGCACGCCGGAATCCGCTTCAACAGGTGTCGAAATCGACGTGTCAACCTGCCGCGATTTAAGGCCATGATAGTAATTAGCCATTTGTTAC